TTCTGTCAAATGATATCCAGATGCATTGAGATCTGAGTTTGAATCATTTGTGTTCATGAAGCCTGTGAAAGTCGATCTCACAAAAGCGGTGTCTGATCCTGTCCCGCATTTCTGTAAAAGCCAGTAAGAATAAACTGGCTCAAGCGGGTCATTGTAAAAAAGATAAAAGGGGGACCGTGCATTTATTTTTCTAGACATTAGCTCTTTTTTTATTTTTCTTAAATTGTATTTCATAGCCTTCAGAAACTGAGTCTTTGAAAGCTGTTTTGTAATATTCCGCAACATCTTCGCCAAATCTTTGGCCAATGAATTCAGGTAGTTTTTTAAAGTATTTTTCAAATGGTTTTGTAAAAAAAAGGGTTTGTTTTATACCGTTCATTTGAACGTGCTTTGCGAGTGCAAATTTTAGAGATTGTCTTTTGATAAACCTGCCAGTCTTTTCGTCTTTGGTTGCTTTTGGTATGTTCCGAATGGACCATTTATCAAATGCTGAGATTGGTGGCATTTTATCTTTGTACTGATAAGGGGATGACCTTTTCCCATTTTTTAAAACACCTTTTTTCCCTCTGACTCCCAGGTCAGCAAAAGTTGCATATCCAGGAAAAAAACTTATCTGAAATGAGTTTTTGGCCAAGTGCACTTTTTGCTTCAAATTGTTTTTCAAATTTGTATTGCTTCCAAATTCTTTGATCGCGTTTTTTTTAGCATCGGCCACGATTGCTTTCGCCCATTCATTCAGTGCCAGATTTGTTTGCTTGATATCCATTAGCAGCTTGTCATTTGGTTTTTCATGGCCACTGAAAATGTCAACGTATATCCAGCCAGGCTGTTTTCAAATCGTTCCACAAATGGCTCACAATCAATTGATCCTTGGAGCTCATATTCATTTCGGTGAATTTCTTTTCGTTTTATTTCGGCATCAAATCTTGCAGCAACTGCAAGCATGTGATTCAAAACATCCTGCTCATTGTCTATTCCATCTTTTTTCACATCAACGATGTCCATCAAAATGATACTCAGATTCATTATGATCACACGGTCCTGGATTGATGCATTCCCTGGCATTGTGTGGGCCATTGGGAAAAGACTGAATTTGTCAAGATCGACATCATCAATGCTCCCGTATGTGACAGAATTGATTCCTGGCTCATCTTCCAGAATCGATTTCATGTCGTCAATTAATTTGTAAAATGTGTTCATAGTAATTTGATAAAAATTGGGGTGCTTTTTCCAAGGTCAACTGAGGTGTGATCATCAAGCCAATCAACGGCCTCATCCAGATCAATGTCTGAATCTTCTTTCATGATCAAATCAATGGCCTTGTAATAATCATAAACAATTGATTTTGGACTGACAGTTGTCACACCGATGATCGCATCTTCAAATCCATTAGAAATCAAAATTTCTTCATGGTCTTCCAAAAACCCTTGTTCATATAATTTTTGCACAATTTTAACTTTTTCCATTTCTCAATTCAGCTGTTTCAATTTCTTGTTTTTCTTTTATGAATGACAAAAAGGTCAAACACTCATGTAATTCCTTTCTTGTGACCTCATCAAATTTGAGAAGGTTTTCTCCGCTAAGCTGAAACAGTGATTGATACCATGACCATTTTTCTGCAAATCCTGCCTTTGCTGTGGTGTCAATTCCAGTGTCTCCTGTTCCAAACAGGAAATCGTATTCATCAACAATTCTTGATTTAAAAGCAAAAAAAAATCCATGGCTGCAAGTGCCACATCCAATGGCATTCGTTTCATGTTGTTTTTTTTGTCAAGGTTGTATGGCTCAATCAAATAATCATTGCCAATTGAACTGGTAATCGGCCTGAATAAAACGGCCATTGCTTTGTCAATGTCATTTTCTTTTGCAAAGTATGTGTCCAGGTCAATGTACTCTCCAAAGCTTATTGAATCAAGTTGTGGAATCATTCCATACTCAACCCCATCGAGCACAAAACGCTGTTTGAATTTTGGTTTGCTTTTAAAGACAATTGCAAGCAATCCACATATCTCACCAACTGAGCTAAAATCCAGGCTTCGAACTGTTTTGATTGGAATGTTGCAAAATATCTCAACTGTTTTTTCCTGAAGAAAAACCTCATCTTCAATTGAATTTGTCAATGCATTGAATTGCATCCACTGACCGAGCGTGATCTCAGACAGGATTGATGGAATGACAAGTTTGGTTTTCATATATATTAATCGAATTTATTTTGAAGTGTTATCATGTTAAAATGTGATATGTGCCTTTATTTTTGTTGATCAACTGATATGTGACAGCATATCTTAAGGCATCAATGAGGTGGTCCCCCTGGAGTGCTTTGGGTGTCCCCTTGTCCAGCCAGATATATCCTTTCAATTCTTTGATGAGGTTCTGGCCCTTTACAATCATCTGATAATCTTGCATAAGTGATATCCCGTAATTGATCGAATCTGGCCCCTTGATTGACTCGGCCATGTTGAGTCTGGGTGAGCCAGTCTTTAATTCGTGGATTAAACGCTTTTCAGCGACGTCTGCGACGATTAAACTCATGCCAGCATACTTTGTATTCAGTGATCTTATTTCGGACGTTGTGAGGCCTGTTTTGTAAAAACACTCTTGGGCATAAATAATTCGCCTGTCAGTGTCGATGCAAGTTTTGACAAGTGTATTTTCATCTTTGGAAAATCCATAATCTTGGCCAAAAATTTCAATTCCCTTTTCAACAAAGTCACCTTCTTGCCAATTTTGGAACACTGCTCCCTGGAGTTTTCCAGGCAGTCCTCGACCATAGACATTGTAAAAATTTCTCCAGTAATCATTGCCAGCTTCACCCTTTGCCTTTGCTTTCTCAAGCTCTTTAATGGCGGCCTCTGGAGCTGCTTCATTGTCTTTGTAGGTAAGTGTCAACCATTCTGCATCTGGGTCATTTTCATATTCCTGGTGTGCCCAAAATTCTGACGTTGGATTGAAATCGATTATGGTCCACATTGATGTCCTTATTCTCAAAGCATAAAAGGTTTCAAAGTCAATTCGATTCCCTTCATTCAAATATAAAATCTGTCTCCTGGCCCCTCTGACTTTTGCCTCTGAGTCAGCTGAGAAAAATGAAATGGTTGATCCATTGGTGAAATTATATGTCAGCGTCGTTCGATTGAACTGCTCATCTCTCCAGCGATTGGTCCATTTTAGTATTTTTTTAAAATCAGTGACAGCTCCCCTTCTGAGCATTGGAATGTCAGACCCCACCACATCGATTTCAGACATGCTGTTTTTGATTGCATGATCAATTAGCTGTGAAAGGATGCCAAAGGTCTTTGAGGCCGATGAGCCCCCTGGAATGATCCTGAGAGGCTTTGTGAGCCTCATGAGTTTATTGATCGCTGTCGTCCTCTGAAACATCTGGAAAAAGTGGTTGTTCGATAAATTGCTGAATTGAGTGTTCTGTTCTTTCGACATAGCCTCGATCCTTGCATTTGGTTTTCATGTAGAAAATAATCGATGCGACATTCCCTTCAGAGATTTGCTCATAAAGCTTTGTCTCAACAAAATCCTTTGCCTGTTCTGAAGCTTGAGTGACTAGCTCTTTGAACTCGTCATCATTTCTCATCCATCGATAAAATGTTTCTCTGGATATGTCTGCAAGTTTACAGGCTTGAGTCACAATTCCCATGGATTTTTCCATTGCCTTGATCATTGCCTTTTTTTTAGTGTCATATTTTGTCACTTTATTTTCCACAGCATTCACATTTTTGTTTGTTCTCTTTTGTTTCTTCTGACCGATCTGGATCAAAATCAAGTGAGTCATTTTCAAAGACATGGTTTGGCAATTCAAAACCCCAGTCCTCAAGTGTTGAGATGTCAAATTCATTTGCAATGATGTCCATGTCCCAGTTTCCAGCTTGAGTGTTGTCTTTTATCAGAAATTCTCGCTGTTTATCTTCAGACAAATCAACCATGTCAACTTCGATCTGTTCAATGCCTAAAAACCGAATGGCCTCAAGCCTTTGATTTCCCCCGAGCACTTCATGATTAAGGTTGCAAACTATTGGCCGAATTGAAAGCATTTCAGGAAAGTCCTGGATTGATCTGACCAGTTTGTCAAATTCATTTGATCTGATCACCCTGGGGTTGTCGGGGTGAGCTCTGAGTTTGCTAGTTTGAATTGTCTGCTTCATTCTCTTTGTAATCTTTCCAGACAGTTTCCATTTTCTTCCATAAATTTCGGATGCATGAATCGCATGAACTCATTTCAGACCTTTCGCGATATATTCGATCGGATATTTTTCTCAAAGTTTGTTGATGTAAATTGGTGATCACATGAGGTGGGGTTGTCATCATTTCATCCAGGATCAAAAATTCCTTTTCAGTCAAACATTCATGGGGTGGTCTGCTGAAAGAATAAGCTTTGTTCCATCGCTTTCTTCGATCATCACAGCCACAATCGATTCCATTGTCAGTGAAAACCATTTTGACCAGTTTGTCAATTCCTAAAGTTGAAGTGACTGCATGGACCACATCACCTAATCCTTCCATTTTTTTTGTTTCCTTTTTCTTTTTATTCTTTGCCATAGTATTTATATTTTAATTTATCATTGATTTTCTCTTTGCATCTTTTGACTGTTTGGAAAACTTGGACATGTCCGATCTTTGTCGCCTTTGAAAGTTTTCTAATTGATCTGAACTCATATCGATAAGCATTGAAAAGTAATTTGTCAAAGTGATAAAAGGTCTCAACCAGATTATCAATTTCTTGTAAAATTTCATTTGGGTCTGCTTTTGGTTCTTCTTTTTCTTCATGGTAGTCAGTGATTTTGCTTGCATCTTTTAAAGGGTTTGATTTTAATTTGACCATGTCATTGATCATTGATCTGATAGTCCTGAGCATGTACATGTCATTTATTTTTTTGCCCTTGTGTTTGTGTAAATATTTTAAAATCTTGATATAGCATTCCATCACAATATCTTCAGCATGTATTTGATTTGTATTGAATAAATATTTTTTGGCAAAGCCCACCCAGATTTTGTGCCTTTTGTAAAGCTCAGATATTTGTTCATTTGGGGTCATTGTTTTTTGTTTTTGGCTTTGTATGTTTCAATGATGTCAATTAAAAAAAAGCGGTCCCATTTGAATCTTGCCTGTCTGCTAAATATGATTTTGTTTTCAAGCCTCATGAATCTTTTCCCGCCAATTCTTTTTTGGATTTCGATTCGGTATGGAATAAGATTCCCGCTCAAAAAATAATTGCATTTTAAACATTGCCCATGAACATTGTCCTCATTGAATCTTGTTTCTGGGAAATTTCCTGCTGAGTAAAAGTGGCCCGCCTGAAGTGTTGTGTGACGCCCACATGAGACACACGGTTTGCCGTGGTCCCTTTCTCTGATAAATTTATGGAAGTGCCTGACAGCGGTCGCCTTGAGTTGGCTCAGTGTCTTTGCTTT